CTTTCCCTACACGACGCTCTTCCGATCTTGGTGCTGTCCCGCAGGATCTCGGCGCTGTTCAGGAATTTGAAGCCGTTTTCCTCACACATCTTGACCAGGGCGGCGTTGTAGGCATCCACCGGGGTCATGGTCAGGTTGGTGTTTTCCCGCTGCTTGTCCAGCGGGGGAATGGCGCTGACGATGATGTCGCAGTAGGGCCAGGCGGTCTGGATGGCCTGCAGGCCCTTTAAGTAGGTAGAGATGAAATTGGTGGCATCGGTGGAAGACCCGCTCAGGTTATTGGTACCGTAGCAGATAATGATCCGCTGGGGCTTGAGCATGGCCACCGCCTCGGGCACCGTATACATGGTGGAGGAACCTTTGAACTTTTCACATTTCAGGGTGGTGATGGCCCCGGCGCCCATACTTACCACGCCAATGTTGTTATCCAGCGTGGTGAACGCCTGGCCGGTCTCGTCGGCATACATCAAATAGCGGGCGGTGTTGGAGTCGCCGATAAACAGGGTCTCGTCCACATAGCTGCGGCCGGCGTCCGAGGTCTGGGGCAGTACGGTGCCCACCGCGGCAGTCTGTACCGCCAGGTCGGCGGCCCGGGGCGCTTCGGTGCTCTCGGGCGTGGCGGTTTCGGCAGTTTCGGCGGTAGCCTGGGGAACCTCCTGGCTGCTTCGGCTGCCCAGGGCCACGGCGGCGATGCAAAACACCACCACCAGGGCCGCAGCGCAGCCGGCAATGATCAGAAGCAGTTTTCGGTTCCACCGGTCCCAGGGAAAGACGGACGGCAATTTCATCCAGAAACACTCCTTGCAAAACCAATATACCCCATCATACACCATTTACCCGGGGTGCGCAAACAAAAAAGGCGGAAAAAACACGTCCCGATCGATCTTTTTACAACTTTTGGCGGCAAGGACCATTTTTTTAGGCGGACCTATTGACATTTATCCGGGAATGCGGTAGACTAATCAGGTCGGAAAAATATGGGCCTGTAGCTCAGTTGGGAGAGCGTTCGGTTCGCATCCGAGAGGTCAAGGGTTCGAATCCCTCCAGGTCCACCAAATAGTGCAAATCCGAACTCATTCTTTTTCGTGAAGCACTGTGTCGGATTTGTTTTCATAGTAGAGGACGTAGGTTAAACTGCGTCCTCTTTTTTAGGTGTCTCGTAAGTAAGAGCCTGTTTGGAATCTCCAATGCCAGCAGTAGTCGGGTCAGTCACGATACCGAGAATCGTGAGGACTGCGAACAGAGCATTGACAACAGCCAACAGCTTGTCCCCCAGCTCACCCAAATCGAGGGTGTAACCGAAGACAGCGGCAATCACCTGTACCAGCAGAAGCACCGCTGGAATCAGAGCAATCCAAAAGTTCTTGTTTTTGATACGCACTTTCCAGTTAATCATGTTGATTTCCTCCTTAAATTTGATGTTTGAAGTAGTTAAAGTAGCTGTTCTTGACTTTTTTCGTATAACTTCCTCTATATACGCGCGTATCTATAAAAAGTTTACGCAAAAACCGATTTTCAACTACTTTTACTACTTGGGTTAAAACAGCTTATTGACCTCGGACTGCACTTCGCTCGGGTCATAACCAGCCTGTTTCAGACGATTTACACGGTCTGTACCGTTGCCCCACGAAGACCAGCGAGCGTCAGAGCAAGTACCATTGTAGATTTCCTTGGCGATTTCAGCCGCAGATTTCTTCGCAGTACCAGCCGCAGTGCCGGACTTGGTAGTGATAAAAGCGTCATAGCCAGCGGCTTTCAGCTTCGCCATCATGTTCTCGGCATTGGACTTCTGACTGTAAGCACCGACCTGTACCTTGTACAGATTACCCATCTGTACGATGTAGGTATCGAAGCCAGCGGCTTTCAGTTTTGCCGCCCATGCGTCAGCGTTGGAACGCTTCGAGAACGCCCCTGTCTGCACCCTGTACAGCGTTTTACCGTCAGAGGGTACATCTACCTTACCAGTGTCGGTAGAGCCGCCTGTGAGACGCTTAGTGACCTCTGCGGCAAGGTTGCCGAGACGGTTGTACAGCCAGTCTCCCGGGCAAGATTTATTGGCGAACCATCTATGTACCGTCAGTACCATTTCATCGGACTTCGGCGCATAGGCGAGGGTCTTATTCTTATCGCCCAGCCACAAGAGCTTGCTCTTGCCGTTACGCTGACAAATATCAACGCACAGGTTCACGAGAGACGCATATACAGCGTCATTGAACGCATACGGAGCGGTCTTGTCAGACGCACACTCGATAGTAACTGCTCGCTGGTCGTTCTCACGACTGGAAGAACACCACGAACGGTTTTTCTCCTCAACGCTCATGGAGATACGACCGTCAGTACCGATACCGTAGTTGCAACTCGCCTGTCGAGAGGTGCTGATAAAACAGCCACAGATACTCTCTGCGGAGAGCTGACCTACTACACAATGCGGTGTGATAGGCGGCTGAACTGCATAACCTCGCTTCTGCAATTCCAGTATCATGTCTACCTGTGTCATTCCCACATTTGCCATTCTCTCTTTAATGTCCACGAATCTCTTACCTCCTTCACGATATAAATTCTTGAAATCAGAATTGGCATTGACAAATAGGCGAATTATTGTTATTATTCTTATAAGACCATCAATAACTATAACTTCCCGAAAACTGCCATTTTCGAGAGGTCGCTTTCTTATTGTCAATTCGCATTTTCCGAACTTCATGTTCTTATTCTAATTCTTATTATGCGAATTGTCAATAGGAAAATTCGGTTTTTACGAATTTATTTTTTGCAGAGGAGGAATCACTATGACATTCGCAGAGAATATCAATCGTATCTGTGCTGAAAAAGGCACGAATCTGACCGCCATTGTCAAAGCTGTTAAGGGTTCAAGTTCTTTCGCAACAGCCATCAACACTAAAGGGTCATTACCGAAGGAATCCGAAATGCTGGAAATGGCAAAATTGCTTGAGTGTTCCGTCATGGACTTCTTCGCAGACGAGGAAGACTTACCCGAGACCAAACCAGCCGACGAAGACGAGGAGGACATTCTTCGTATCTACCGGGGACTGTCCCGGCGAGCGAAGCATGAGTTCATGTCTATGGCTTATGAATTTGAGAACCGTGAGGAGCTTGAGGGGGATAAGGGAACAACTGCGGCGGTGTGATAAGGTCATTCCCTTCGCTTTGATATATAGAAAGAAGATATTGGAGGTGAGACTATCAAAGCGGTAATATATGCTCGTTACTCGAGCCACAACCAACGAGAAGAATCAATCGAGGGACAGCTTCGTGAATGTCACGAGTTTGCCCTCAAGAACGACTTCATTGTCGTAGACGAATATATCGACCGGGCTATCTCCGGCAAGACAGACAACCGACCGAGCTTCCAGCGGCTTATCAAGGACAGCGAGAAGGGGCATTTTGACGCTGTGATTATGTACACCCTTGACCGCTTCGCCCGGAACAGATACGACAGTGCCATCTACAAAGCAAAGCTCAAACGTAATGGTGTGAAGATTTTCTACGCCAAACAGCCAATGCCGGACACCCCGGAAGGAATCATTCTTGAATCAGTCCTCGAGGGATATGCGGAGTATTACAGCGAGAATCTTGCCCGGAGTATCAAGCGAGGTATGAAAGAGAACGCTCTTCACGGTATCGCTATGGGAAGTCCTGTGCTTGGATATAAGATAGGAAACGACCGTCAGTATGAGATTGACCCAGTGGGTGCAAAAGCCGTCAGAACCATCTTCACGATGTACGCAGAGGGTAAGTCCAAAACGCAGATTGTGAATTGGCTGAATGAGCATGGGTTTAAGACCTCCCGAGGAAATGCTTTTAATAAGAACAGCCTGTCCCGGATTCTGCGGAATGATAAATACATCGGAGTGTACCGATACGATGATGTAGTCTTGGAGGACGCAGTACCACCCATCATCGACAAGACTTTGTTTGATAAGGTACAGGCAACCTTCCGGCACAACTACACAGCCCGGGCAAAAGCTAAAGCCATAGAGGACTATCTACTAACTACGAAGGTCTTCTGCGGTCACTGCGGCGAGCCTATGGTGGGTGAGAGCGGCACTTCAAAGACCGGGAAGGTTCACCATTACTACAAGTGTGTGAATCGTAAGAGAAAGCACAACTGCGAGAAGAAGGTCGAGAAAAAAGAATGGCTCGAGCGGACTGTCGTTGAGTTCACGGTGCAACAGGTACTCACCGATGAAAACATAGAGAAAATATCCACTCGAGCTATGGAGCTGATTGAGAAGGAGCTTCAAGATACCTCCGTTCTCATAGGTTTACAGGAACGATTGAAGGAGACCAATAAGAGAATCAAGAACCTCATGTCTGCAATAGAGCAAGGCATTATCACACCAACAACGAAGGAACGTCTTGAGGAGCTGGAAGAAGAACGCAGAGACCTCGAAGGGCAGATTGCCCGGGAGGAAATGAAAAAGCCCCTCTTGACGAAGGAGCGAATCATGTATTGGCTCGAATCGTTCAAGAGGGGTGATATAGAAGATGTTGAGTATCAGCGGCGTATCATCGACACGCTTGTCAACTCGGTTTATGTGTACGATGATGGGGATAAAGGACGCAAGCTCGTGCTGACTTTCAACATTTCGGGGAACAATACGCTCACTATCTCGAGTTCGGATATTGAGCTCACAGCTCCACCAAAAGAAAGCCCCACCGCATTGGCGGTGGGGCGCTTTTTTGTCTGAATAACCGACAAATTTTTATCCAATCGTTCCCATTTTGCGTTTTTTGTGCTATACTTTACCAAAACGGACTTTTCTTGTCCTGCACGTAGGAAAACGTAGGTTCTCTGTGGATTGAATCCTCTCTCGGTTTGCCCTATAGTACCTTTTAAAGAGCACCTGTACGCGGCGGGCGCTTCTGGGATTTCGTGTTCATATTGGAGAGGATGAAGGAGTTATGGAACAAGCCGGACGGGAATATCTGGCTGTATACCGGCGGGATTTTTCGGAACTGGAAGGCCTGCAAAAAGCAGAGCAGGTGACCTATGCGCTGCAGCGCAGGCCCAACGACCTGTGCTTCCGGGCTAAACGGCGCACCACAGCGCAGGAGATCTCCTGCAGCCTGTGCGGCATGGACGAAGCCTTTGCAGGGCGGCTGCTGTGTTATCTGTATGAAAATGCAGTAGCCCCGGAACAGCTGCCCGACATTTTGCGGGATCTGTGCGAAACGGCGGTGTAAGTCCATGCAGGGGACGTTGAGACAGGGGCGCCCGGCCCCGGAAAGAGGAAGAACGCCGATGCAACCGCTTGCGGAAAATCAATCGGTGGTGGCGGCGTTCGTCACCAATGCCCGGATGGAACGGGACTGCATCCGGCTGTACGCTCAGACCCACCCTGAAGTCTGTGCGGCAGCCGTGCTGCCCGGCGGGCGGGAGCTTTTACGCCAGCTGCGGCAGGGCCTGACACCCCAGGTTCTGGTGCTGGATGTGTTGTTGGCTGATATGGGCATCCTATCCCTGTTAGAGGAAATTCACAGCCTGCACCTGGACCCGGAGCCGGTGATCCTGCTCACCGTGCCGGTGCCGGAACAGACGGCGGCCCGCCGTGCCATGCAGGCATTTGGGGACTGCCAGATCCTGCTCAAAACTTACCGGCTCAAGGAACTGTTCGACCAGATCTATCTGCTGGGGGCGGGGGCGGACCAGTACCGGTTGTACCGGGCACGGTGTTTCTGCCGCCGTTGCCTGCAGCAGATGCAGGCGGACCCGGCCATGACCGGCTGTGACTACCTGGAACAGATGGTGCTGTATGCCTACACGGCGGACCGCTCCTATACAGTGGCGGCCTTGTACCAGATGGCCGCCCAGGAAAATGACACGCAGGAAGCGAGCATTGCGGCCGCCATCATGCGTTTGTCCCGCAAAATGTGGCAGCAGGCTACGCCGCTGTACCGGGATCTCTGCCGGCGGTGCGGCCTGGCGGAGGACGGGGTGCTGCCCAACGGTAAACTGGTAAAAGCCCTGTTGGAACTGCTCCGGCAGGAGATTGTATGAGATAGAAAAAACACCACGGCAAGGGGGACTGTATGCAGACCAACGAACAGGAACTGGCCATGGCCCTGCGCGGAGGGCTGCGGGGCCGGTTCCGCAATTCCTTTCACCTGCTGGAAAACGCCTTTGAGGTGCTGGACGACCAGATGGCCCACTGCGTTACGCCGGCCCAGTATGACACGCTGCGCCCGCTGCTGCGGCAGATCAGTGACCAGCTGCTGACCCTGCAGCGGCTGGGAGAGCATGCGGCGGATGCGGCCATCGCGCCGGTACTGCACCAGGCTTGTGCCCCGCGGCCCATGGAACTGCAGGGACGGCTGCGGGAACTGGCGGACCTGCTCAATGAGATCCTGGTCCAGGCAGCGGTCCCGGCTTCGGTGCGGGTGGAAGCCCCCGACAACCTGGGCGTTTTGCTGACCATGGGGGATGACACCCTGCTCAACGGCCTGTTGGGCAATCTTGTTTCCAATTCCCTGGCGGCGGGCCGTCAGGTGCAGATCACCCTGGCCTGCGGGCCGGGGCAGTTTTGCTATCGGGACGACGGCCCCGGCCTGCCGGAAGATGCCGACGCCCTGCTGCGGGACGGCACCTGGAGCCCGCGTTTGCTGGAACAAGGGGGACTGGGTCTGCCGCTGATCCGTGCTTACGCGGCAGCCATGGGCTGGGCATTGACGGTGGAGCAGGGCCCCGGGACCTGTTTGCGTTTTCAGCTGCCCGGTTGCGCGATGGACCTGGGGGGCATGGTGCTGGAATCGGCACCTGTGGCACCCGGTGAGGAACTGCGCCGCCGCCGCTATTTTGAAAGTGAACTGCACCCGGTTCTGCCGCCGATGCCGGAAGAATAAGCAATGGGAACACTGCCCCTGTGGGGCGGTGTTCTTTTTTTGCTGCGGCGCTTTACTTTAGGGCGGATCTATTGTAAAATACTAGATACATAA